TATGGAAACTGGTCTTATGAAATGTATCTTAAAGGAAAGCAAGATAAGGAATGGGAGAGTTTTCAATTTACTACATTGCAAGGTGGTATGGTTAATAAGGAAGAACTTGAACAAGCACAAATGGATTTAGATGTTAGAACTTTTAGACAAGAGTTTGAGGGAACATTTGAGAACTATGCTGGTTCTGTTTATTATAACTTTCATCCAGTCGAGAATAGTATTGATAAACAAATTGATTGGAAGAAACCCTTACATATTGGACTTGATTTTAATGTTGATCCCATGTCAGCTTGTGTTGCACAAATTGAACAGGATAAGGTTTATTTCCTAGATGAAATTGTTATTTATTCAAGTAATACTGATGAAATATGCCAAGAAATACATGACAGATATGGCACAAAGATTCCAATATTTATTTATCCTGATCCAGCTTGTCGTCAAAGAAAAACAAGTGCTGGAGGTAGAACAGATTTAAGTATTTTACAAAATGCTGGTTTCAAAGTTAAGGTAAAACACAAACATCCGGCAGTACGAGATCGAGTCAATGCAGTTAATTCTCGACTCAAAGATTCTTTAGGCAAACGACATATTTTCGTTAGTAATAATTGCAAAACATTGATAAAAGGATTACAAAGACAAATATACAAGGAGAACACAAATATTCCGGATAAGGAAGAGGGTTTTGATCACATGAACGATGCTTTAGGTTACTTGATTGATTACATCAAACCTTTGACTTTACAAGCACCTTTCAGTATTCCTGAAAGATGGAATATTAAAAAACAAAGAAGATATGGCATACACGAAAGATCAGGCACTCGATACTCATAAAGATTACAAAGAAACTGTTAATCATTGGGAATATTTCATTAGAAGTTATAATGGAGGATTTGATTATCAAGTCGGTCAATATCTTAATCGTTACAATTTAGAATTAGATAACGAGTTCAATCAAAGACTTTTAAATACTCCTTGCGACAATCATTGTAAAAACATTATTCAAATCTACTCATCTTTTCTTTTTAGGGTTAAGCCAACGAGAGAATTTGGAGATATGGCTAATGAAGCAAGTCTAGAAAATTTTTTAAAAGATACTGATTTAGATGGCAACAATTTTGACTCTGTTATTCAACAAGCACAAAATTATTCAGCGATCTATGGTCATTGTTTTTTAATTTTAGACAAACCGAAAGTAACGACTAACACCAAAGCCGATGAGTTAGCACAAGACATAAGACCTTACCTTTCCATTGTAACTCCTGAAAATGTTTTAGATTGGAATTACAAAAGAGAAGTGAATGGAAAATACTCATTGGATTATTTAAAAGTGCGAGAAGAAGTAGATAAAGATGGAGGAAGCTATATAAGACTTTGGTTTCCTGACAGGATTGATACCATCTATGTTTCCCCAAAAGGAACAGAACCGAAACTGATAGATACTGCCGATAATCAGATTGGCAAGATACCAGCAGTTATCTTATACAATTCCAAATCGCACAAGAGAGGGATTGGTCAATCTGACTTAACTGATATAGCTGATTTGCAAAAAGCTATCTACAACGAGTTCTCGGAAATAGAACAGTTGATTAGATTAACAAATCATCCCTCGTTAGTTAAGACTCCATCGGTTAATGCTTCTGCTGGTGCTGGTGCAATAATAGAAATGCCGGAAGAGATTGAACCTAATCTTAAACCTTATCTATTACAGCCATCAGGACAAAACTTACAATCTATTATGGACTCGATTACAAAGAAAGTAGAATCCATTAATAGAATAGCCCATACCGGTTCAGTTAGAACTACCAAGACACAAGTATCATCAGGCATCGCTTTACAAACAGAATTTGAATTACTTAATGCAAGACTATCCGAAAAAGCTGACAACTTGGAAATAGCAGAGGAACAATTATTTAGAATCTATGCCCTATTCCAAAACACAAAATTTGATGGAGAAATAAACTACCCTGATTCATTTAACATAAGAGATTACTCAACCGACCTTATGTTCTACCAACAAGCCAAAGCCATCAATGTTAAATCTCCTACATTAGTCAAAGAGATTGATAAAGAAATTGCTAGGGCTGTGGTGGATGATAACGAAAAACTAAATATTATCTTTGACGAGATAGATACGAAACCAGAGGTAGGCGAATTTACCCAAGACGAAGTTGAGAAAGAAACAGTAGAAGAAGAATCTGTTTGATTTTTAAAGGGGAACTTGCTATCGTTCCCCTTACTTTTTAGCGGTCTTTGTATTGGTCTTTAAGACCATTTACTTCGCATCTTTCGGCTTCAAAAGTGCTGACTGTTTCATAAGTTTCGCCATTCCACTTTTGAATAAGGAAGTAAAATTGCTTGTCTTGTTTATCGTAGTTCCCAACAAGTCGTCTATCTATTTTTTTATCTCTAGCCATATCAACCTCCTTTCTATGAATATTTTTTTTAATGTATAATTTTTTATTCATACCCTATTATACCACACGCACTTTTTCAGAATCGTCTAGAAGTTAGCAAAGTGAATTGTGGCAAAAAATAAGTCGCATGGCAGTAAGTGAAAAAAAATAAAGAAAAAGCTTTTTTGAGTTTTTCACTTTTTTATGATAGACAAAGTTTATGGCCGATATTACCCAAGAAATGACAGCTTATCGAATCAAGCAAATTGAGTTTGCTGAAGCTGAATATTACGAACAACTTACAAAAGTTTTAGATAAGATCGAAGATGATATAACTTCTCTTGCTAATAAATCTTTACCCACAACAGATGGAAAGCTAATTGAGTTAAGGGCGGCTATTGCTATACGACCACAGATCAAAGCTATTTTGGAAAGAGAATATTTAGCTTGGTCTGATACAGTTGTTAGAAAAGGATTTAACAAACAAGCTAAAAGAGTTGAACGAGCTTTTAAAGCAATAGGAAGAATCCCTAAAGAATTTCAAGAATTAACAAAAGGCGATTTAGCTTTAATACAAAATTTAAAACAACAATACTTTACTCAATTCAAAGACATCTCTAATACTTTTACTCGAACATTAGGAGATAAGATTTATCAAAATACATTATTAGGTTCTGAATTTACTGTTTTAGAAAAAGAATTAAGACAAACGATTAATGGTATTTATGCAAGTTCCAATGATCCTGAAATTAATAAGCTAGTTAAGTTTGTTAAAAAGAATAAGAATGTTAAACGTATGCAATCAAAGGTTGCCACAGCAGTTGCCACATTGCAGTCAAAATTTGGAAGAGATAGGGCTGGGGAGAACATGAAACGATATGCCGGTCAGCTATTAAACGACTCATTAAGGGATTTTGATGCAACCTTAAACTTTAACAAAGCGAATGATGCTGGATTGACTTATGTTAGGTACTATGGCGACATCATTCCTACAACTAGACAAATATGTAGAGGTTTGGTATCAAGAACCATCGGTAAAAAAAGTGGACTTTTTACGATTGATGAAGTCAAGAGATTATGGACAAGGCGAAGTTGGTCTGGCAAGAAAGCTGGTAATCCTTTAGTTGTTCGTGGTGGTTATAATTGTCGTCATCAATGGAGTTACGTTAATCCAGATTGGTTTAATAGTAGCGGAGAATTAATAACTTAACAAAGGAGTAAATGATGTCCGAAGAACAAAAGGTCGTTGCACCTGAAACGCAACCAACAGAAGCACCAAAAGAAGAAGTAAAAGTAGAAGCACCTAAACAACAAACTTTTACCCAAGCACAACTTGATAATATAATTAAATCAAGACTTGATGCTGAAAACAAGAAACATCAAAGAACATTAGAGGATGCAAAGAAAGCAGAACAAGAAGCTTTAAAAGAAAAAGAAGTTAAGGAAGCTAAATCAAAAGCAGAACTTGAAAAGCTTATGCAACAAAGAATCGCTGAACGAGATACAGAAGTTTTGAAATACAAAAATGCTCTTAAAGAAGAAAAGATAGATAACAATTTATTATCTGTTGTATCTCAAAACCAAGCTATCAATCCAAAGCAAGTGGTTTCTTTGCTTAAAGATGAGATTAAATTAAATGACGATAATCGAGTAGAAATACTTGATAATAATAATAATATTCGTTATAACGAAAAAGGAAACCTTTTAACAATCGAAGAGAGAGTTAAGGAGTTCTTACAGGCGAATCCACACTTTTCCGTAAGTGGTAAATCTGGAACAGGAAGCCAGAGTTCAGTCGAGGGTAAAACTGTAAAACCTTTCAAAATTCAGGATTTAGATATGGGTAAGCCAGAGGATCGTGCTAAATATGCAGAGTATCGCAAAGAACGAGATTCAAAACCTACTCAAATTAACTTAAACAATAAATAATAAGGACAAATAACAATGGCAAACGAAAGCACAAGTTCTACACTATCGGAACTATACACAGAGATAGTAGCTGAAGCATTGTTCGTAGCAAGTGAAAGATCGGTAATGCGACCACTTGTAAAAAACTATGCTATTAGCGGTGGTGGAAAGGCAGTTGAAGTTCCTATCTATGCAACAGTTTCTGCGGCAGCGGTATCGGAAGCAACTGATTTATCTAACACAGCAATCAATCCAAGTTCAGTTACAATAACTGCATCTGAAAATGGTCTAATGACAACATTAACGGATTTAGGCAGAAATGCCTCTCCAAGAAATGTTGCGGCAGACATTGGAAGATTGTTTGGAGAAGCAATCGCTAAAAAAATAGATGTAGATTTAACTGCACTATTTGATGGTTTCTCTACAGAAGTTAATGACGGAACAGCAGTCTTAAGTGCGGCTAATATATTTAATGCAGTAGCACAATTAAGAAAAAATGGTGTTCCAACAGCGGACATATCAGGAGTATTTCACCCTTTAAATGCGTATGACTTAAAAAGTAATTTAACAAATACGTTTGGTGGTAGAGATACTGATTTATCAAATGAAGCTTTAAGAAATGGTTTTGTTGGTAAAGTAGCTGGAGTTAATATATTTGAAACTTCAAATCTAGCTGACAGTTCTGGTAACAATCCTGGCACAACAGGCGACTACAAAGGTGCTATATTTCATAAAGATGCTTTAGGTCTAGCAATGATGCAAGACTTGAAAATCGAAACTCAAAGAGATGCTTCTCTAAGAGCAGATGAAATTGTGGCAACTTCTGTATATGGAGTTGGAGAACTTCACGACACTTATGGTGTTGAAATGAACGTAGATTCATCAATACAATAATAATACTTTTATCAGGGCGAGAAATCGCCCTGATATTTAAAAGGAGAAATTATGGATATAAAATTAACAAATGGAAAAAAGATAATAACAAGATCAAAAGAACAATACGAAGCTAATATAAATCAGTTCACAATGAGAGGTTTTAAATTAGTTTCAGATAAGATAAAAGAAGTGAAAAGCGACGTAAAAAATGTCGTTAAATTAAAACCAAAGAAAAAGGGGAAAAAGAAATGACAAAATATTGGAAACTAGCAAAAGATAATCCTAAGATTGCTATTGCTGTTGTTGTAGTTATTATTGCCATTATTGCTTTAATTACTTAGATGGCGAATTTTACTGGTGCAGATGTCATAGCGGCCTCTGATGTAACTGCATATCAAACAGATGCGTTTGATTTTGGTATTGCAAGTGGAGCATCAGAAGTAACGACTTGGTTAGCTCAAACTACTAATGATATTTTGAGAGATTTAAGAATTAAATGGTGGCCAGTATATAAAACAAATGTTTTTACTGACATTACTGTTTTGAAC